CTAGACCAGATAAAAACTTCCGTATAAACAAGAATGATTAAAAACCAAACGCAATTTATACAAGGCATTGAAACGTTGCCTTCAAACGTAGATTGGATTTCTTTCTTAGACGAACCTGAAGAGGACGTCGAAACAGTTACCTTCCGGGGTACTTGTAACGATGATCTGAACAGGGAGCGGATTGCTACCGCGTGTGTCGAAGAGACCGAATCCAAAGTGGAACTTCTAAATAGTTTAACAAATTTCGGCGTTGCCGCTCAAAATAAATATTTAGAAGACACTAAAAAGGTCAAAACCCTAGTCCAAGCGATTTATGATATAATGAAAATTTATGGTTATCGCGAGGGAGGGAAAAACTTGTCTGGCCCGTTATATCGGGAATTTAAAATTAAAACAAATAAAGACAAGTCAAGACTCGAAGAGAAGTATCTCGAGTTCGTTAAAAGAGCTGGCGTAGGATCTTGGAAAGATTTATTCAAGTATAAGATCAATGCATTCTTTTCATATGTGATGAAACAAAAAGTTCCACCACCTCCCAAGTATATTGAGGAGTTTCCTGAGTTGTTGAACCCTGCTACAATAAGTTACGGTAGAGGGAAGAGATTTATTAGGAATATGAGTAGAAATGTGCTAGTCAGCTTTGCACAAAGTATTGCGCAGTGTAAGAAAGGAGCACCTCCTGTTTCGAAAGAAATGGTTTTAGAGGCGGAAATTAAAACATTTAATCACCTAACTACACGCCGGGACGATATCCCAGACTTCATCTTGAAAGATGAGGTTTTCAACTATCCAATTAACAGAGATACCATCTGTTACCAACTTAGACGTACCGTGAGGGAAATCTTTCGTAAAAAGGTGCCGACTTGGGATGAACTTACCAAGCCGTTTGTGCCTTCCACGAGTTCTCAATACAATTTCAGTAGAAATGGTATGGGAGCAGTTGGAGCTTTTCTAGAGAATGAAAATATACAAAAAAGTTACGAGAAAAAAGTGACTTTTATTGGATTCTCGTTAGGACCAGTAAACCTTAAGAAGGAACTGACTGAACTTTATGGAAAAGCTGGAGTTGAGGATCAAGAGAGAATTGATCGTGATTTTGAGAACATCATGGTTAAAGGATCGATTGGACTTCACTTCAATGGAGAAGAGTTGTGTGAACTTTGGAAGAACGTTATTTATCCTAAGATGTTGGACGAAGCTCTTGTAGAGCAACCACATACTATTGTTATAGGACTGCCTGAACCGCTTAAAGTGCGATGTATCACTGCAGGTCCACCCCTTACTTATTCAGTACTCAAACCAATGCAAAAATGGTTGTGGAGGAATTTGAAGGAGGAAAGTTGTTTTCAGTTAATAGGAACGCCTGTCACTTGTGAGATTGTAAAAAATCAGCTTGGACAGTTAAAATCTGGAGAGGTATTTATCTCTGGAGATTACAAGGCTAGTACGGACAACTTGCATAGTTGGGTTTCAGAATGCTTATTAGAAGCTCTGATTGAAGTCTTTTTGGACACCTATACTGATAACCCAGACAAAAGGGATCAGTTTTATGATAGAATTCAGGATTTTCGAATTCTCATGAAAAGGGCATTAACTGGACACAAGTTGATGAATCCAATTTATAATGACGCTTATAGGAAAGGAACGTTGCAAGGAAACGAACCAGATCTCTTTAGAGATCAACAGGAAGGACAGTTGATGGGTAGTATAATTTCATTTATATTTCTCTGTTTGGCTAATGGAGCACTTTGTAGATATGCTATGGAGATCTCTGATGGTGATTCTTTACGAATTACGGATCGAGAGATTGACGGCTCAAGTCTTGCACGTTTATTAATAAACGGTGATGATTGTGTTTTCATTGGTAAGATTGGATTAATTTTCGACATTTGGGAGAGCATAACAGCTTTCGGAGGATTAGAATCCTCAGTCGGAAAAACATTTGAATCAAGAGAATTTATGACAATTAACTCCTGTCAATATGCTTATGGAGAAGATCTTAGACCATGGGAAGATTTAGGCACATCAGAACCTAATCTTTACGAGGAAATCAAATATGTGAACCTCGGACTCGTGTATGGACAGAAAAAGGATGGTGTCCGTGGGAAGCCATTCTATCGACTCGGCGCAATTTGCCGGGATCTTCATAGGACATGCCCAGCAGAATACTATGACTTAGCATTCGGCTTATTTTTGAAGAACGCTCGTAAGAGACGTTACAAAGAACATTCTAAAGATGGGAAATTCACCCAGGTTGAGGACTTCTTTGGTTGTATTCAGAATGCCGATGTACCTTACTTCCTACCAGAATGGTTAGGGGGTTTGGGTCTTATTCCAAGTAAAAAGGTAGCAAATAATGCTTACCGGAAATGGGATATGATAAGAGCTGGCTTAGTAAGGGAATTGATTGGTTCAGGTATAGTTGATATTAGATCACTTACTGATAAATCTGAATGGGGTTTTCACAGTCTTGTTAAAAATAGACTGGCGGATTATCGCTTCTTAGAAGGACAAACCTTTTTAGAGGTTGAGTATGATGGAACAACGCGGACACTTGAAGATGAAGATTCAAAACTTTATCAACTTATGGTCGTGGATAGATTACTTAATGAAAAACCACAGGTTCTTAAAACCAACATAAACCTACATGATGAGGAAAGGAGACTGAGAAAGGCTGCTATTAGCAATGCCAAGATTTGGAAATCTGTTAGTTCTCGTCTCGGGTGGGAGAAGGGCTTTGTCAACCGTTTGGTTGAATCTGAGCTCGCTTCGGAAAAGAAGAATTTCCACCTCGCATGTTTCGATATAAGGAGTCCAAAAATATTGGCTCCAGTCCCTTCGGGACAAATTTAGATTTCAAAATCGTGAAATCTAGGGGTCGAATCCCCTCTTCTGCCTGATTAGATGTATAAATTTAATCTCGATGACTCAGTAAATTTGAGACAGAGCAGGTTTCGCAAGTATAAATCGGAATTTTTCGTATCTTGCTTCTGCGGTCCTATAAGGAACGGCTATACAACATGATTGAGCGTAAACAGTTTTTGTTTTGGAGAAGGTGTAATCTTAAAAATCCTAGTAATATAGGGGAAAGAAGCACTTCATACAAAGATGGAGTTTGGCAATCAGCGGTTGGTGGTCTTTTTAGTACGGTTCTGGAACTTAATCTATGAACCGGACGTGGACATTCTGTACTTACTTTTAAATCGTAGTCACATATTTGAGAATGCAGAAGTAGAAGTTTAGTAAACTTCATAAAAACAGCGA